TCAAAGTATGGTTTCCACATATTTGTACCACAACCTATATCTAATATTTTTGCATCTCTAGGAATCTTTCTTAAAAGTTCAAATCCAGTGTGTCTATATTTGTAATATAAACTTCTGATTCTAGTATCTATTGTGTGTCCATCTTTTCCTAAATGAAACTGTTTAGAGTTCATATTTTAATCCACTTTGCATAGTATCTCAAACCTTTTAATTTAGAGGGATAATTAATACCACTCTCATCTTTAAAATCTACAAATTCAAACCCATATTTAAAACTAAAGTAATTATTATAGTTCCAATCCCAAGGAAAAAAACTTAAAGATTTTTCCTCTTCTGGTAGTCTATTAATTTTATTGTATCTAATATTTCTTTGTTCAAAAGCCTTCTTAAAGTTGGGATTATCTCCCATTGATTGTCGCCAAAAAATAATATCACCACTTTTAGTTATTTCACTTAAATGTTTTATTTGTAATTCTATATAAGTTTCATCATAAAAATTTAAACTTCCTAATGCTAAAAATATATCAAAATTTTTGTGTGGTATATAATCTTCAAATAATATTATTTCATCAGCTTCTTTATTATATGGATCTATCCCATATAAGTTTTTACAGTATGGTTTAAATAAATTATAACCACAACCAATATCTAATATGTGAGCATCCTTATCAAACTCCTCTAATAACTTCCAACCAGTGTAAGTATACTTGTTATAATCTGGCACTTTTTTTTGTAAAAATGGCATTACTTATATGTGTGTCTACCACCAATAGTTTCTGTTTTGTTTAAGTTGTGTTTAGTCGATACATTCACTGTGGCTCCAGTTCTTTTCTGAATGACACCTCTTGCCTTTTTCTTAGCATTTGTTTCACCACTACCATATCTATCTGCAAGTGGTGAGTTTGGATGTGCTTCTGCAATCCTAGACATGTTCTCTTTGAAACCATCATCTACCTTATGTGTTTTCCCCTCAATACCACCTACAATTGCAACAGGCATCAGAACTTGTCTCACATCTGGGTTCTCTTCTAAATACTTTTCTTTCTTTGCAATGCTCATAAAGTCTGTCCAGAGTTCCATCTGGTCTCCATGACATTCTTCTCTTTTAAATGTATATGTCGGCATAATTTTCTCCTATGTTTATATATGTGTCCATCGCCACACATATCGAGGGTTCTTTATCAAATCCTCACCATCTTGACACATTCCTATACTTTCTCTATGTTCTGGCACTTGTTGTTGTATTCTCCAATGGTCTTTTGTCATCAATCTTGTATCCGTGATACCAATACCATCTATCTGTGTTTTAAAACCAACCTCATCACCCAACATTGTAATGTTTTCTTCATTCCATATTGTTCTCTTACTATTTGCATGTAATATAGCAGTTCCATCTTTTTTTAGTAGATACTTTATTACTTTAATAACTCTTCTATTATATTCCCAATCCTCTGGCGCATCTAGTTCATAAACTGACCATGGGCCAAAACAAAATACAAAGTCTGCAACATTAGGTTTGAAGATATCAGGCAAAGTATTTACATCTCTTTGTAAATCTACTTGTGGTAAATGTGTAAGGTCTACACCAATAACATTTCTTACAATCGGTTTGAAATAGTTAGCACCACACCCCAGATCAATAACTAAATCTGGTTTATGTGCCGCTATCTCATTTGCTAACTTTTCACCAGAGAGAGTTCTGTATTTTGGTAGGTTTTGTCTAGTATCAAAATCCACTGGATTTGTATATCTCTCTCTAACATCATCTATTTCTACACCACTAATATTTCTTTTTTGATGTAGTCTGGAATCATAATCGTTCATCGTGCCATCTCAAAGTGCATCCTTGGTCTTACCCTAGTTTCACCCTCAATATACCATTCATGATTATGCCTTCTGTTCCATTCATTTACTACAACATCTTGCACATTTCCAGAGAGTTTAAATGGATCACATCTTGGGTCAGTTACCACAGAATCTTCTGGCGCTTTAACACCTAATTGTAAGTAGCCTGGCTCCTTCTCTAAATTACTTGTAACACCGTCATAATACATTTGTAAATGTTCATCTGTCATCATACTTACATCTGTATGTTCTACTTCTATGTTTATAACATCCATGTTAAATTCTTTTGCCCAGAAGTGAACTTCATCAAATGTCCATTGATAATATGGATATCCTGCTTTCTTGGCTCTTTTATCATCGCCTGGCCCACCTGGCCTTGCATGTCCAAATATCCTTGGTGCCATCTTAGTAAAGATATCAAAGTTCATATACATATCTTCCATAGTTCCAAAGTTAAATGTTCCTACACAGTATATCATATCAAACTTTGGATGTTCTTTTAGATAAAAGTTTCTAACATTATCTACAATGTCAGGCCCAGTGGAATGTCCAAAGTCACGATATTCTAAAAGATCGATGCCCGTAAGCCCAGAGATATGTTCTTTAAATTTATTTGCACCACAACCAACATCTAAAACACTATTTGGTTTTACTTTTTCATTTATATACTTTACGCCTGGCGCTCCAGTGATACTTCTGTACATAGAAAAGTTTCTTAACACTGGATTAGAGAAATCTGAAAAGTGTCTTTTTAAATTACTTATTTCTGTTTTGTTCATCTACTACCTCATAATGTTCACCAGTGTTTCCATTTTGGCCAATAATATCCATTCTTCTCGTATGTTCTTCTTCGTTGTTATCCCATTTTAGTTGATTATTTTCATCCACTAATTCTTTTATTCTTTTAAGTAAAGTATACTTTTCTTTTGTTAATTCTGCAATCTCAAGCTGATACATTTCAGCTGAAGATATACCATTCTGGTTGTTTTCTTCCATTTACTTTACCTTTCCATGTAGCAAAACTTTTCTTCTCATGTATATAGTAGGTATGATAAGCCTTAATAGGATTGCCTGGCACTTTACAGTACTCTGGCATACATTGAGGCATCTCTGTTAAACCTTTCTTATCACATAAGTTATGCGGCGCTCTCTGCAACCAAAGAGATGGTTTACTGGCACCGTGTATTTTGCCATATCTATATGTGTATTCTGCAAGTGTAGCCATGTACAAAAAATAGAGGTAATAATAATTACTTCTACTTACTCTTGCCCAAACTGCTGAGGGATGGTTTACATGACCTGCTTTATAAAGATTATTTTCTCTTTCGTCATGCAATTTCCATCTTTTTATTTTATGATTATTTTTAGTTCTACCTATATACAATTCACCATCTAACAATCTATGCGCTGTAGATAACAGTTGTGCATACTCCGTACACATCTTAACAACATGTTTGTCTAGATGCATAGAGGCACTAACTGATGGATCTTTGTCTAAGTAAAATATATTCATATCGTCCTCATATAAAATAGGACTTGAGGACTCTCAATCCAAATGTCAAGCATTTGATATCTCATATTATAATTCTCATCATCATATACCCCTAACTATAGTTATCGCCTATTTTAATTATATAAATCATATCATACAATTGAAGAATTGTCAAGTACTATTTTGTTTTTAATACCCATATAACTTTTTCTTCGCCTGTAACTTCATTTATCAAAGGAATTGCTGGTACATTTGGATTTCTAGTTTTATAATCCATTTCCCATCTATATCCTTGTTCATATTGTTTATTCGCTGTTTTAAAAAATTCAAAATTATCATACATAAAACTACCTAGCATTGATGCAATTATTGTTTCAATCATTTATTTCTCCCACCTATAAAATATGTGATTTTGTATCACCTTGGTTTTTGTTTTTGTAGCTGCCCATTCTGGTAGTACATAATCTGCATGATAATGAGTTGCCCCACTAACGGTAGGTTTGAGTTTCCCATTGAGTACACCATTTGCAACCCATGTAGCGATTACATATGCATTATGTTCTTTTATCTCATCACCTTTTCCGTCACAATACCAACTAAACTGACATCTGTGTTTTACTGGAAAATACTTTCTTTTGTATTTAGGGATTGTTGGGTCTTTTCTTGTTTTCCAAGATTCTCTAACTGGGCCTTGTTTTACAACTTCGCATACAGTATTAGGATATCTTGTATCTGCAACTCTATTCATTACAACTTCTGCAACTGCTATTTGTCCATCTATTGATTGATTCTTTGCCTCGTGATACACATTAGATGCTAAACAAATAAGTGCAGTACTAAGTATTTCTGTTACCATTTTTACTCCATTCTTTATATTTGATCAGAAGAGACTCTTGCATCCTATAAGCCTGTCTTTCCCACGGTTGTCTACAATATTCGTAGTTACTATAATCGTACCCTCTCCAATATACTTCCGATCCTGCTGAGTTTTTATCTTTCAACATTCCTTTAGCGTATTGCATTACATGTACCATTTCGTGAGCGACACAAGTTATTAGGTCATCTCCTTCTAATCCTTTTTCAATATCAATTTCAAAATGATTTCTATAATTGCCAATAGAGCAAAGTCCATCACAATTTGTTTCTTCTTTCAATTTTATGAGATTTATTTCTACATCAAGAGTTCTGAATCTTGGGAGCATTTCTTCTATACAAAAGTATGCAACTTCCCTAACAAGATTTCTCTTGGACTTTGTACTACCCTCTACTGTAACACAGTTATACATTTAATCACCTAATATTTAGTCATTATAAAAAGTGTAGGGGAGGCAATTATTTCCCCCCCTACTGACACAATCTAATCACATTATACTCATCATATATTGATTGTGTCGTCTGCTGTCCTCTTTTGATGATGAGATATGAGAGGCGAGGACATCAGAAACCATTAATCCATACAACCTTGCATCAAACCTTCTGTAGCGCAAGGGTCTTCAATATATCCTACTAGTGCAATACAAGCAAGGATTACAAAAAATAAACCGATCTTCATAATAAAACTCCTAATAAGGTACATAATCTAAATCTGTTCCATATTCAAAATGTCCATTGTCCATATCGAATACACACTGATTGACTAACTTGGCCCAAATCTCTGGAACAGCAATACCTTCTTTCTGTCCAACTTTTTCGCACAACTCAATCTTTGTAATTTTTGCAGAACCAAACTTTCCGATTACTGCATCACCAATTTTCAATTTAACCATTTTGAACCTCACTGTAAAATTCTTCTAATTGTTCTTCCAACCCCATGTCGGAATCAAACCCAACTAAATCTAAACAGATATCACCTTTTCTTTGTGAAACCATTGTCATTGCAACAGCATCTGAAACTGAAATGGGTGTTCCCATTTTTAGATAGTTAGTCATCTTGTCCATGAATAACTCTGTTAGTGCCCAATAGTAATTTTTAACTTTCATATTATTTCCTCTCATCATTGATTATGTATATACTATACCATGAAAAGAGGGCGTTGTCAACCCCTAAAATAAACCCTTGATAATACAGCGTTTTATCCTACTCCGTTAGCCGAGCCAGACGCTTGTGGGTACGAATCACTTGCAACGATTCGGTTTCCTTGTCTGTCATAGGCTACTTTAGGAGCATTTGGATCTGGAATCATAAAACCATCATTCCAACCAAATGCCTCTTTTACTACATCAGCAGATAGTCCTTTATAGATTCTGTGCAAGGCTTTGTCTTTAGCACCATTTAGTACTCTTGCTTCTCCAGCAGACAATCCCTCTAACAACTGAATATACATATACTCTCTTTTATTCTGTGTAATATGTCTATCAGCACCTTTGATGAAGTGCCACAACTTTTTTGATTCTGTAGCAAGTCTAGTATGTTCTGTACCATCTGGCGCATCATTTACTTCAAATGGAACGTCACCCTCTGGAATTGCCCACTCGATTTTAGGATCAAATGATGATTTGATAACCATCTTTAATCCAGCTGTATTGTACTTTTTAAGAAGTTGTACTTTTTCTTTTTTAGTTTTTGCTTTATGAACTTTATCTAAAATCTCATGATAAAGTAATGTTATGTCATCGGCCATTTAAAATTCTCCTATGTTTTCTGTTAATTCTCGTAACCGTTTGTTTGTGAAATATGGAAAAAGTTTGGAGCGATCATTGATCGGCGCTTCACAAAAATCAACCATAATATCTTTTTCAAGATTTTCTGGAATCATTTTTAAGTCAATCAACTTTTGATTTCGGATATAGTTTCTTTTAACTTCTTCTTCAAAATCATCTATATTCATATCAATCCATGCTTCAATCTTTTTCTTTGTTAAAGGTCTTTGTCGTAACCCTTCCACAAAAGTGTGATCTGGCGATAGCACATTTGGTACACCATCACTTGCATCACCCTTTAATATGTGTTGCTTTATATATGTCTCTGGGTCTTCTCCATTAACATACTTTTTCAAGATAGGACTATACTGTTTAACATTAGTATGAGTTTGTAATTGAATAAAATCTTTGTCTCCACTTATAATCATAATTTCTTCATCTTGAAAATTCTTCACTAGTGTTGCGATTATATCATCTGCTTCTGCACCATATACTTCAACAAATTTGTATGGTAAGTTTTCTTTAAACTCTGATTTAATTTGATTAAGGCATTCAAAGATAGCATTCCAATCTTTACTGTCTTTCTCTCTACCTTTCTTTCTATTGTGTTTATACTGTTCAAAGTAATCTCTACGCCAATAGTGTTTGGAGTCGTATGTAAGGACAACTTCACCATACTTTTCATTGAACATACCTCTGTATAATCTAATAGAGTTTAGTATCATGTGACGAATCATTTTATCATCTACTTCACTACTATTTGACATTTGTTGAGACATCATTACTGAAGCCAAACAAATTTGGTTCATATCAATTATTATCATTATCTTCTGTATCCTTTACATACTTATTAATTGCATCTCTTAGTGGGTGTTTATATCCTACTTCCCTCATAATAGTTGCTTTCACACATTCGGTAATAAATCTTATGTCTCCCATCATTTGGGGGGATTCAATATTGAACCCCTCTTCTTTTAAATGTTCGATAAACTCAATAACAATGTTTTCCGTGAGCCCCTCAATGATTAACATATCAGCTTGTACTTTCTTTATCTTAGTTCGTTTTTCTTTAGAAAGTTTCTGAAATGTATCAAACCATTTTTTAGGCCCTTTAACAATTTTATCTTCGTCTACCCCTTCGGTACTATCGTCACCCATTTGATTTTTCTCTCTTGTTCTCTACCATAGAAATCATCTACCCATTGTCCACCTCTAAGATAACCATTTAGGTTTCTTATATAGCTTTCTACATCGGCAAGTTTTGCAATAGAACCTCTTTCTTTCATTCGAGCAGCACGTTTTAGTTCTGGTAATTTATCTTTGTTCCAATTAATCCAATCCTTTACGTTTTTTGCTGTTAAGGGATGTTCATCATCTAACTCTAAGACATTTGGGTGAATTGATTTATTCTGTGCTGGTTTTTTAGCAGCACGAACTTTTTCCATCTTTTCTTTTTGATCTAGCAAGATACTATTCCCTTTCCTCTAATTCTCTTTGTTTCTTTTGCCATCTTTTGATTCCTGCTTTTTTGGCAATTCTTCTTTTTTCAGATGGTTTCTTATAACCCTCTGATCTATCTCTTATCTCTTTCATAATACCCTCATTGAGCATTTTCTTTTTCAAGATTCTAAGAGCTTTGTTTACATCATTATTTCTAACAACTACGGTTAGTCCACCTAATTCTCTTGGGCGTTCTTCTCTCCGCTGGAAATTGTTTCTAGGTTTCCATCCTCTACTATTATCTTTTCTCATCTATACCTACTTAGTAAAGTTGATTGATTGAATAGTACCGTTATATTCAAATGTTAGAACTGAATGTGAATATGAAGTTTTTTGAACCTCATTATATCTAGTAACATTTGAACAGACGTTTCTAACTTCACCTTGTTCTTTACTACCGATATTTGAACCGATAACAACACCTAGTACTTTACCGATATCATTACCATCACCAACTTTATTACCAATGATACCACCGATAATAGCACCTAGTAGTGCATCACCATTACCTTTTAGAGCATTGGTTGTACCACTCATAACGCCACCGTTATTAACTTTGACATCTCTACATACCGTAACTTGGTATGGTACTTGTTGTATGATTGTTTTTTCTATATCTTGAACAGATATAATTTTAGCACCTTGTGGAATAGATTGTCCATAGGCACTCGTTGATATTGCAGCCACCATGGCCGCACCTATTATTGCTTTTTTTAACATATTTAACCTCTTGGTTTGTTATTGTATTTATAGATTAACATAAACTTTAACCATTGTCAAGTGTTTTTTTATGTAATTCTACAAAATATTCTGCATCTATTAGAACCAGAGGCCTTGATTTGTTACGTTTTATTACAACTATAGGTTGATAATCACCAGAGTTTTCATTTGCCTGTTCAAAAGCCTTCCAGACGTTAACTGATTCTTGATTCTTACACTCTATTGAATACGGAAACTTTGCACGAGCAGCACGGGCCATAATCAAATCCTCACCACCAGCACCCATACTTCTGGATTCTACATCCTCTGGGTGTACCTCTAATTTCTCAATCAATTGGTCACGAACCCATTGTTGTAATCTTCTACCTTTAGCTTTCGCTGATTGTGTTTTCATAAAAATACCTTGCTATCAATTCATGTCCTTTTGCATTTGGATGACTATCTTCTTCGGATATAGTCATATCTTTATTTATATCCCCATTATGGATATCCCAAAAAGTCATACCCCCTAGGTCTCTCGTAAAAGGCCAACCTATAATATTAGTTTCATCTATGTCGTATTTTTGTAGTTCTTCCTCAAACTGTTCCATAATTGAGTAGTTTGGTTTATGTTGAGGGGGGGTATATTCCAGTAATCCAGTGCCACACCACTGCAATAATTTTATATTATAATCATCACATAGTTTTTGCAAGGTAGTTATATTTTTTAAAAAACAATTTATTTGAAACTTTGTTGCTTGATTAGGATACTCAAATTCTTTGAGTAAATGTGTATAAACACCATAGTCCAAATATCCGTTAGGATTTTTTGGATTAAAATTTTTACCATAAACCCAAAATCTCCACATCGCAGACCATAATATCGCTACAGTGTCAATATCATTATGATTATGAACTATCTCATTTACAGCATGGTAGAATATCTGGTCATTACCAGCACCACCTACTCCAAAATTCTTATATTCCATACCTAAATGTTGAGATAATAATTTAGGCCATTTGGGAAAGTAATATGTTTTCCCAAGATGATATACAAGATTATCTTTTAAATGTGCTTCACCTTCATCTTCTGTGTAACTACATCCAAATGTGTATAACATTAATTCCACTCATCTTCATCATCCCATGCTTCTTCACTCTCGATTTCGTCTTGTTGTTCTTCCTCTAATCTTGCGCCACAAAAGGTACAAAACTCTATTTTGTAATGTCTAGTGCTCAAAGAGTGTGAGACTTTAAAATCAGCCTCACACTCTTCACAGTTTATTATTTTTATCATTTAATGCTTCGTTTCATATGCATCCTTCCAATCACCAGATAAACCAGCGACTTCATATTCGGTTACTCTGTTTTCAAAAAAGTTAGTATGATCGGCAGCGTTAAGAATCCACTCCAACCAAGGTATAGGATTTTCTTTTACTTTAAAGTTTGTTTTTAATCCTAACTGTAATAACCTTCTATCGGCAATATACCTTATATATGTCTTTACATCCTCGGCCTTTAAACCCTCTGGTTCTCCTAGTGCATATGTCATGTCCACAAACTTATCTTCTAGTTCAACTATTTTATCGGACATTTTGTAGATTTCTTTTTTAAACTCATCATTAACAATTTTAGGTTTCTCTGAACAAAATGCTCTAAACAGTTTTGCAATACCTTCAACATGCATTGATTCATCTCTTACTGACCACTCAACAATCTTACCACAACCTTTCATCTTACCAAACCTTTGGAAGTTCAATAACATAATAAACGATGCAAATAATGATACACCCTCATTGAATACAGATTTTGCAAGAGCAAGTCCTAAACCTTTGTGTGTAGATACATCTGAATCCATCATATAATCTACTTTGTCTGCCATCTCTTTATATTCCAAGAAAGCGTGGAAGTCACTATCTGGTAAACCTAGTGTCTCATTTAACAGTGCATACGCTCTTTGGTGAATACCTTCTCTTGATGCAAAAGAACCAAGCATATTTCGTATTTCATTATTCTTAAATTTAGGTAAGAATTGGTCGAAATAGTTTTGTCCAACTGCAACATCTGATTGTGTAAACAATCTTAGTACGTTTGTAATATAATCTCTCTCTGAATCAGATAACTTATTACTCTTCCAATCTGAAACATCTTCTGATAAATCTACTTCATCTTCTATCCAATGCACCTTTTCGTGTCTAGTAACCATTTCAACTGCCCACGGATAATAGAATGGTTTATATGCTTCTGAAAATGCTAAAAGACTTCCACCACGGATTTTTAGAATCTCATCGGATTTTTCTAGTAGTTGTGAAAACCCACCAATTCTAGAACCATTAACAAAAATCTGTGGAACACTTTGGGTGATACCTTCCCTTTTATTTAATCTTTCTTCTGTATTATTTACTCTTTGATAAAACTGTAATCGTTCATCATCATTTGCTAGACTGTGTTCTGTATATTCAATATTATGTTCGTTGAACCAGTTTTTAGCGTTGACACAATATCCACATGTTGGACTTGTATAAATCTGCACATCCATTTATATTCTCCTCTTTCTATTTAACCTTGACAGGCAATACATTCTTCTTCTTCTTGTTTTAATTCTGAATAATCTCTTAATTTATCCAGTGCGACTTTATCTGAAACTTTTTCTGCTTTTGATGTAGTTTCTGTTCTTAAATAATATAATCCTTTACATTCATCTTTCCATGCTTTAAAGTGGGTTTGGTGAATATACTTCTTGGATGCACCAGCAGGAAAAAATAGATTAAGTGATTGTCCTTGACACAAAAACTTTTGTCTATCGCCTGCAAGTTCTACTACAAACTCTTGTCTCAACTCTGTAGCAGTCTTATATACTTTCTTCAACTCATCTGATAAAAATGTCAAATGTTGGACACTACCATTGTTTGTAACGATTGAAGTCCAAACTTCGGAAGTGTTCATATTTAGTCTATTCAATTCTTCTTCTAAAAATCCATTCTTAATTAGGTGTGAACCAGCCCTAGTTCTGTGAGTATAAGCATTTGCTTTATTTGGTTCGATTGACGGTGAAGTGCCCACAATCATTGAAGAATTTGCATTGGGGGCAATCGCAAGTAAGTGAGCGTTACGCCTTCCAGTGCCCTCCATATCTGGAGCTACGCCCCGTTCAGCACCAAGTTTCAAGGTTTCCTCTACTGCTTTCTCTTTGATATCTTTAAAGATTTTTACGTTCAATTCTTTTGCTGTCACACTTTCAAGTGCAATGTTATTCTTCTGCAAATATGAATGAAACCCCATCGCTCCAAGACCAAGAGACCTTTCTTGTTCTGCTGAATATTTCGCCTTTGGTAAAGTATCTGGGCAGTTGTCGATAAAAAATTGTAATACATTATCTAAGAAACGAATCAAATCACTAACAAGATTTGTATCTTTCCACTCGTCATATTTCTCTAGGTTCACAGAGGACAGACAACATACAGCAGTTCTTTCCTCGTTAGTAGGTAAATGTATTTCATTACACAAGTTAGAACCATGTATCTTTAAACCTTTATCTTTCTGTGATTGAGGCATATATCTGTTTGCAGTATCAATAAAATTAATATATGGTTCACCAGTTCTAAACCTAGTTTCTAACAACTCTTCCCACAACTTTCTTGCATCTACAGTTTTTCTTGCAACCTTTTCATTTGGATCAATCAAATCCCAACCCAATCCCCCTTCAACTGCTTTCATAAATGCATCTGGTACATTTACAGCATTATGTAAATTTAATGCTTTTCTACCGACATCACCAGTTGGAATACGAATCTTTAAAAACTCTTCAATGTCTGGATGTGAGATATCCATATAAGCTGCATATGAACCCTTCCTAGTTTTACCTTGACGATAAGCAATCATATCAGCATCTACTGTGTGTAGAAACGGAATTGGGCCTGGAGCAATATTTGATACTGAACGAATAGCATTCCAGTGACCACCAACTCCACCACCTTTTACTGATAACCATCTCAATTCAGCAGTGTGGTCAATAAGTCCTTCTAGACTATCTGGAACATATGTCAAAAAACATGAAATAGGTAATGCTTTAATTTTTTCTTTTGGTAATACTGCATTTGATAAAACTGGCGATGCATACATAAACCAGTTTTTACTAGCAGCATCATAAATTCTCTGTGCAAGTTTTTTATCCCCAAATGAATAACATGCAGCCGCTCTTGCAAATGCATATTGTGGTGATGGTTCATCATCTCTACAATAGTAATCTAGTAATAGTTTTGATGATTGGTCTGATAAATTATCATCTCTTGATAGATCAATATTGATCCCTTGGTAGGTTTTAGACATTTTGTTTGCTCCATAGAGAAAACTTGATCTTGGCTTTTAAACCTTGATAAGTGTTATTGTTAATTATTTCGGTGACTTCTTCTTTGGTTCTTCCTGCCAGTATCATATCATTTATATCTTTCTCTTGTACATTATCCGGCCACAAAACTACTTTATAATCCAGATCAATTATTTTTCTAATTCTTTTTAGTATCTCAACGCCTCGTCTTTCATTATCAAATATAATTATATTATTATCTTTACTCAACTTTGTAAAATCTGCACCAGCAACAGCAATACAATTATCTAGGAATAAACTATCTATGGGGCCTTCTACTACATAAGTTAGTTTGTCTTTTTGTAGTCTTTGAAGTCCATATATATTATCCTTTTCTTCATCTAAACTTATAGTGATATACTTAGGTTGTTCATCACCAAACGCTCTTCCTTGAAAAGCAAACATATTTTTGTTTTCATCCAAGAATGGAATGACCAATCGTGGGTGATCTCCCTTTAATGAGGGAAATTTATTTGGAATTATACTATTTACCCACTTAAAAAACTTGGGAGCATAGAATAATTCAAAGTGTCTATTTGTGGGTATTTTTCGACTATCTACCCATTTCTTTACTGGATGATCAAATCGCAGTGAAGAGACTTTTGTTAGCTTCGTAAGATGGCCATCTTTTAGAAACCTTGGTTTTTGAAACTTACCTATATCATACTCCTCGTCTGGAGTCTTTTTGTAAGTCTCTAGTATATAGTCTTTGTGGATCTTTGGGTCGACAAATTCTAAGAAATTTTTTAAACTTTTTCCTACACCACAGTTATGACATTTATATATGAGATTTTGTTCTTTACGGAATATAAATCCTCTTGCTTTCATCTTTGATTTTTGAGAATCACCACAATAAGGACATCTAAAATTCCAGAGAAAATCCCCCTTCTTTTTAAACTGTGATAATTGGCTAGATATAATATTGACGTATTTGATTTCATTGAACATAGTTATGACTATACTATAAAATCAAGGCAATGTCAAGTGTTATTTAAAGATTTAAGGTAATTAATTTGTGTAGGACAAATCCTGCTACAATAGAACCACCAATGAGTACATGTCTCCATTTCTCTAAAACGCCCACTCTATCGGTAATATCGGTTCTTAGTGTATTAATTTTATCTGTTTGTTCATTATGTTGTTTGGACATTAAATCTGTCATTTCCTTACTTTGATCAGATATTCTTTTATGTAAAAGTTGTATCTGTTCAGAAAAGTCATTTCTTCTTGCTTCTATAGTCCTATTCAAATCTTCTTGTGATTCTTCTTGTCTAGATAACTTTTCTTCATGAACTGCTAACATACGATTGATGCTATTAGAAACATCTGAAATTTTGATAATTGCTGTATCTAATCTAAAGTGTATTTGTTTGATATCAGATATCTCTTTTTTTAGGATTTCAACCTCTGTTTCTAAGCTCATTTAATTCTCTCTCTAATCTATTTAACCTCTTTGTGAGATTGGGGAATTTTTTCATCTGTTTCTCTTCAACTGTCGCTATCTTAATATCATATCGTTTCGCTGCCCAATTATATACTCTTTCTACTTTAGCATAGAACCACAATCCAAATTTAGTTTTCTTAAACCATTCGGCAGATGCATCTCCAATAACTGCACCAGCAATCGCTTTGAATAGGAAAAACCACACTATTCAATCTCCAATATCTTAATTGGGTGTATGTCATCACCCACTCTTTCTATTTGTAACTTACCTTGTTTACACACCCACCTAGGCCCATTCGCACCTTGGTTTCTTCTTATTATTCTTTTTACTTTCAAACACTCACCTAGTGTCTCTCTAGGTGTGAACTCTGTTGGTTTTATATCGCCAGACATGAACATCATCAATACAAATCCACTGAAAATTTCCATCTCTTTCTTCCTATTTTGTTTGTCCAATCTTGTCTTTTAATTTATCAAGATTTCCTTCTAGTTTTTTAATTCTTGTTTCATAAAAATCTAGAGTTAGTTTTTGTTGTTGATCATAAGGGGCCTTGCCGGTTTCTATATTTTGTGTAAGTTTTTCCAACTGTCCAGCAATATGCTCAATTAACATAAATTGTTCTGCATCAGCAGGTAAAGAACCCATATCACCTCTAGGCCATTTAATACGAAACTCTGTATTCTTTTCTAAATCAGATGTCATCAAGGTCTGTTCCGTTTCAATAGAATTTAGTCTTTCTATGATACCGAAATAAGCCCAAGTTGCTACTGCAACTGCTATGATGATTGACACCATATTTCTAATGGGCATTGCTACATTAGTATTATCTGAAATCTCTGCCATTTACAATCGCCTCTCCATACTATTTATAAGTTGTCAATCTTTTGACAGTCACTTAAATTTGACATAAACCAAAATATGAATTTTGACACTACTCTTTTGCAGAGGCAGGCCATCTTCCAAACATTCTTACTGCATAATACGAGGCATAGATTTTCAAACTAGATACCTCTGGTTCAGCAGATTTCATACCATCTAAGAATACACGATCTGAAAGATACCTTGCTCTTTTCCATGTTTTCTTATCTACCTTACCACCACCATGCCACCAGAAATGTCTAAGTTTTGCATATAGATGATCGTGGATTACAGCTGCTCTTGCAACATCCCACGGTGAAATAAAGGCCCAGATTGCTCTTGGAACAGAGGCAAGGTCAGTTTTCATACCTTTACCACATGATACTCTGCCTGTACCTTTACCAGTATCGACTACACTTGCGCCACACTGTGACAAAATTGCAACATCAGCATCGTTTAGTTCTTCGCTTTCAAATGATAATTGTTTTTCTAAAACCCAACTTTTAGGGGGTGTAAATTCAGCAACTAATTTACCATTAAACTTTCCCATAGTTAGTCCTTTCCCTTTGGTTCATCCGTTACAGCTTTCTGATAATAGATGATTATTTCTTTTTGTTGTTCAATATATCTTCTCAACTCTGCCATGTCTAATGCCAAGTTCTCATATGATGGAACAGACACAGCGTAAAAAACGTAATCACCATTTTCTTTCGTAAACTTCTCTTTAAACTCTTCGTAGTTTTTTTCCGTAACCACATAGAATTTAACTGGAAGCATTTTAACTGGTTTAGGCATAGGTTTTACATCTATTACTGGTTTAACAACCTTAGTAACAGTTACTATTTCCTTTTCAGGCATCCAACTACAACTACTTAGTAGCAGTAATAGACTCGAACATATCAAGAACCTTTTGACTAGCATCATTTATCCTTTTTTGTGTTTCTTCTGGTTTGTTAAGAGATGCGGCTGGTAAATCTATTTTACTTAGTTTTTTCCTAAGTGTATTACCATATTTCTCTGCATCTATTAACTTTGAAGATAATTCTTTATTCAACTTACTTTGTTTTTCAAAGTTGTCTGTCATTGCTTTTATAGTCTCTTGGTTCTGTTGGTTTGCTACTTCTAGTTTTGCATTACTATCACGCAATACACCAAGTCTCTGTTGTGTGTCATTGTAGTAATAATATGCACCATAACCCACACCAGCGAGTAAACCCATAACTATTAATAATCCATATATTTTAATCATATTTTACCCCTTGTGTTATTTATAAAGTTTCTTTCCTTCTCTCGTCCATGTTTTTTTGTGTACCACACTGTGAATAACATTTTGGAAGATCCTTCTCTGGGTCATTACTCCATAGTAATTCTATATAATCTCTTTGTTTTTTATATTCATTTATTATCTCATCCCAATCATATTTTCTTAAATCTATTTTCATATTTTTTAGAATTTGTACATGTTTATCTTTGTGCCCAACATGATTTGGATCATACTTAGTTGCAAATTGATTATTACCCCACCAACAACAAGGTAAAACATCTCCGTCACATGATATAAACAATTCCTCAGTTTCTTGTGATTTACATTTTATTCCACATTCAGAGGTGTTGCCATCGAATGGCGGCAAGCGCCTTTCGTAAGTTGATTCTGTCCATTTCTTTAATTCATTTTTTTGTGGAACATAACTTGGTGTTCCACCAAACTTATCTAACATTTGTTGTTGAACTTTTTTCACTGGTGGTATTCTTGGTTCTTTTATTTCTCCATCTAATAAAATGGTGCGATTATTTCTTCTAAGGATAAATTTTTTAAACCCTATCTTTTTTGCAAGTTCTCTTGCCTCTTCTATTTGATGTTCGTTATGTTGAAATGCTATAAATACCCACTCTGCTCTACCACCATTATCTATAAATGTTTGTGCATTTTTAATAATCGTATCAAAATTAGTATTTCTTCTATATAAATGATTTGTATCTCTCAACCCATCTATACTAAATCTTACATGACTCTTTCTTCTTGTCATGGTTTTTGCAAGTTTTGTCCACCACTCTGTATTTCGCAAAGAACCATTTGTTACGACATGTACCTTACATTCAAATTGTTCTACATATTCTACTATATCTATGAGTTTGGGATGGATTGCTGGATCACCATAATTACCACAAAAATTAACACGCTTCATAGTTTCCCAAGGTATCTTTTTAAGAGTCTCTAATTGTAAATCTATCCAACCAGAGTTTTCTATAAATTCTGTAACACCACTAGGTCTACTAGATGTTCTCCCACAAAAAGGACACCCAGCATTACACCTATTAGTAAGTTCTATATGAAGTTTTTTAATATCACTTTTTATCATTCTCTAAACCATAATCACTTTTGTTCATTAATATATATAGTTTTTCTGCAAGTAGATTTCCTACAACATAATCTTGTAAATAATGAAATCCTGCTAAAACTCTACCATATCCACACTCTTTTGCAGCTTTAATAATGCCATCCTTATGTTCTGGAAATTTATTAGATACATACAGTCCAACTAACATTGATTGACAAGCATGTCCACTTGGATATGATGGTGTTTTATTCGTTGTACTACTCATAGGTTTTATTTCATTATCGTGATCGAATGGTCTTTTTAAATCAAATATTTTTTTAAAATATTTTATTGTGGCTCTACATTGTTCCACAATATCTTCCATTTCTTGATTATGAAATTCCAAACCATATTCGTCTAAGTATTTCTCTATTGCATAATAAGAATTTTCGTCATGTTTCTTAATAGACTCTTCATCTGCTTCTGTTCTTTTTGCCATGAGGGATTTTAATTTTAGGACTTCTTCATCCAGATCGGTATTTGGTTCTGGTAAAGATATTTGTAAATGTGCATTTTGTGGGAAAAACTCAAAATCTTCTTTCTGCATTTCCTTAGTTTTCTTTTTCATTTGGTCAATATATTTTCTAAACACAGCTGCTTCGGCAGTCTTACCCATTTCTTTTGCTCTTTGTTCCATTGCAATTGCGGCTTGTATCTTATGAGCGTGTTTCTTCCCAGAACCTTTTATTTTAGTCACACTCGCTTTAGCAGTCGCAACATCTTTAAACCCCAATCCATGTATTGTTCCTCTAGGATTTTCATCCGTATATAAGTCACTATGTGAATCTGAACCTGCTGGTTGTCCTTTTTTTCTGGGTATTCTGGGATTACTACTTTCAAACTTTAACTTAGGCCCAGAGGTTTTAAAATCTTTCTTTCTCATTACTGTCTTTGCAACGAGTTCTAACTCTCCACCTTTTAGGTTTAACACAAACGGCATATTGATATCTGTTTTCATATCATTAATAACTGCTTCTGCATCAGGCCCTAGTTGTGCAATAGTCTTACCAAATTTCTTGTGTGACTGTTTGAACAGTCGAGTAAGTTCAGAGGGTGTGATTTGTTTCTTATTCCTTGCATCATTTACTCTGTCAAGGAAATGTCTTGTAAACTCTACGTCAATACCAAGAGATGCAAACAATCTATCTGCATATCTCTCTATCTGGTCTAAATCTGTTTTTTTGATTGGTTTTTCTGATTGTGCATTTAAGTCTACCATTGGAACATAGGTATCTAACCCAGGCCCAACATTGCCATCTTTATACGACAAATTTGACAAAGACTCTCTGGTGTGTGTTCTAAAATCACGAGGCATTATAAATCCTCTACTGTTACTTTGCAACTTTAAAAGCGATATTTTGTAGTTTGAGAAAATCACCTTTTTTACCATTCATCATAGGTTTTAACTTTGCTTTATTAGCATCGTTAACCTTATCATAAACTTGTGTAATTACGGATGCTGTCATCAAGTCGCATTTCATAGTGCCGTCTTTAAACTTTAAATTTTTAGCTTGTTTGCTCTTTACAATTGATCTCATTACATCAAGATTTTCTTCTGCAAGAAGAGACTCAATACCAAACTCTTGAACACTTGCAAGTACACTACTTTGAAAAGAACCCTCTCTCATGGATTTCTTTTCTCTTCTCATTTGCAACTTTCTAGCATGTTCTCTATATGCTTTTGTTCTTGCATCTAAAATAGCTTTCTTTTTCTTTTTCTTCATCATAGCATCAGGCGGCATAGCAACTCCACCAGCAGCATTACTGTTAGTCGGAGCATCTTCTTCCATTGAAGCGCCTGTGTATGGGTCTACTTCTGTATATATTT